CTGGTGCTGGTGGTGCTGGTGCTGGTGGTGCTGGTGCTGGTGGTGCTGGTTGTTTTTCTTCTTGATTATCAGGACTATGCGATTCTTCTTGACTACTCATTATATATAACATTATAAATTTATGAAAATAATTTTTCTAAAATATTAATTATTGTTGTTGTATTATTTTCAATTCTTGGATTATATTCTACTAAATCCATTGAAATTAATTTTTTTGAATTTTTAATATTATCTAACATTATATTTATATTTTCTAATGATGGTCCATTTTTAACTTGAGTATTAACACCTTTAAAATCATCTGGATCAAAACAATCCATATCAAAACTTAAATGAATATAATCGAAATTGTTTATCCATTCATTTAATTGTTTTTCACTATCTAATAATAACATATTATGTTCTTGAAATCTAATAAATTCTAAACTATCAATATCGCGTAATCCATAATATGCAAATTGATTTGATAATAATGAATTACCATATGATAACATATATAAATCGTGACCACATAAAATTGATACTGGCATACCGTGTATATTATAACTTTCACTGGTTAACATTGTATTAAAATCAGCATGTGCATCAAACCATAATACACCTAATTTTTTTTTATTATACAAACAATGTTCATTAGAAGCAAATATACTAGGTATTGCAACACTATGGTCTCCTCCAATTGTTAATGGAAAATGATTTCTATCCAAACTATTGGAAATTTCATAAAATCCTTTTCCAAAAATACTTCTTAAATGTTGATTAGGATTAATAATTTTTTCACTATATATAGGTAAAAAATCTAAATCTTTTTTTAATGATTTATATGCATCTCTTGAACCAATTTTATTCGCACCATTATCATATGGAATATTTATAATATCAATTAATAAACTGGTTGAAGCTATTAATAATGAAATCATAATTTTATTAACTAATAAAATTAGTTTAAATTTAAATCAATTTTTATAATATATTATTATGTATGCAAATAAAAAAATTTTAATTACAGGTGCCTCATCTGGATTGGGTAAAGCAATTGCAATTGCATATGCAAGAGAGAAAGGACAAATAATAAATCTCTCAAGAAATATAGAAAAAATAGAAAATTTAAATAAAACATTAAATAAAATTAATAATATTGAAAATATAGGTTATAGTGTAGATGTATCAAAATATAATGAAATTTTAAAAGTTAAAAATAATCTTGTGAGAGAAAATAATTTACCAAATATTATTATTAATAATGCTGCGGGCAATTTTCTATGTCCATTTGAAGAATTAACACCAAATGGTTGGAAACGAATTAATGATATTGTTTTAAATGGTGCATTTAATATTTATCATATTTTTGGAAAAACTTTTATACAAAAAAAGAGAGAAGCAGTTTTTTTAAATATATCTACAACATATTCAGAAAATTCATCTGCATTGGTTATTCCAAGTGCTTCTGCAAAAGCAGGTGTTGATAATATAATGAAAGGTTTAACGGTTGAATGGTCAAAACATAATATGCGATTTGTTGGTATTGCACCTGGACCTATTGCAGATAGCGGTGGTGCATCAAAATTAGATCCATTTGGTATTTTTAAAACATATAATAATTATATAAATCCAAGTAAACGTATGTGTAAACCAGAAGAAATTGCTAATTTATCTTTATTTTTAACTTCAAAAAAGGCTGACTATATAAATGGAGAGATTATTAGAATAGATGGAGGAGAATATATTAAAAATCAAGGAGAATTTTCATTTTTAACTAATATACCGTTTTATAAAAAATTATTTAAAAAATAATAAATATATAAATTAATTAAATAATTAAATAATATTAGAATTTGTTTAGGAGAGAAATAACTCTATAAAATAATATGTATGTATTATTATAAATTAATTATAATTTATAATATAATTTATAATAAAAATAAGTTAATATCATATTTTATGGATATTAATATTTTTAATAATAATTAAATATTTTAAAATTTAATTATTATTATTATTTAATGATAAGTATTAGTACAAGTGCAAAAAATGTTTTGCAAAATTTAATAAAAAAAGAAAATGGAAAAGCTGCATTTTTATATTTAAAAGGTGGTGGATGTAATGGATTTTCATACAAATTTAAAATATTAAAAGAAGATAAAAAACCTAACAAATTAGATGAAATTTATAAACTTGATAATAATAATCTTTATTTATGCAATAAAAGTTTTATGTGGCTTATTGGAACTAATATAGATTATATTGAAGATATTATGGGGTCAAGATTTGATTTTCAAAATTCAAATATTGATAGTAAATGTGGGTGTGGAACTAGTTTTAATTTTAAATAATTTATAAGAATATGAAAATAATAAAATATATGTTAAATAAAATGTTATTACCAATGTAAAAAAAACAATTAGATTTATAATATTTTTCATTATAGTATAAAAAAATATTATAATTATTTTTTTTTTGCTTTTGCATATAAATATGAACCAAAAATAGCAATACTTGAACCTATTATACCATTCTTTGTTAATGGTGTATTAAAAAATATTACACAAACTATTAATAATATAATACGTTTTAATGTATTTATTATTGCATGTGATACTGGATTAATATTATTTAATACTACCATAGCTGCTTCATTGTATAAATAAAAATACATTCCTGTTTCAAAAGAAGTTTTGAATATTGTCATTAATGGAGCATTTTTAATTAATAAAATTTTTTCTATTTTATTACTTTCAAAAATAATAGCCAAAGGTATTGATATTATAAAAGATATAATTGTTAGTATTCCAAATAAATTTTCTGGTGTTATATTTTTACCTTTAGGTTTATCTAATGCTAATCTTGAACATACATTTCTACCAGCAAATGCAACATTTGATAACATTGCATTTATAAATGATGTCCATGTAAAATATAATTCAGATATTGATGCAAATGAAACACCTAAAATTATTGGTATTAATGATAAACCCACAGGTAATGTTATTTTATCTCCTAATAATATCCAGTTAAAACTTGAAGTAAAAATAGGTTCTGCAGCTTTTACAATTTGTGTAAAAGATACAGCGCCAGCAGAAACTGATATAACAGCAGTAATATGACCTAATGTATGAAAAAAAGAAATAGGAATATATGTTTTAATTTCTTTAAAATTTAGCTTTGGTGGTTTACGCATTTTAGAAATCCAGAAAAATATAGCAATTAAAGAACCTGAACCTAGAGAAATTACTGATTGAATCCAGGGTAAATTTAACATTATTAAACGTTTTTTATTGTAAATATTGTATTTTGCTGATAAAATGAACCAAAATGATATATACATTAATATTTTTATGTTATCTAATAATGATTTTCTAGCAATTATTGTACAATATTCATCTGCATTATCTTCAGGACAATATGCAAAACATTTTTCATTATTATCATAATCACAAGAAATATATTTATATCTTAATGAAGAAACAATTTTACTATTTCTCTCTGAAATATAATTTTGATTTTTACTTAAAAAATTTTGGCTTTTTATAATTGAAGGATTATAATTTTTTATAATTGATGGGTTATTTAAAAATCCTGTAGTTATTAATAAAATATTAATAATCATATTATTAATATTTATAATATGATTTTTTTAATCTAATTTTATATATTATTTTTTAACAATTTATACATCGTATTATACCATTATTTTGAATAAAAGTTTCTGTGTTAAAATTTTCTCTAATATCTATTTTTATATTTAATAAAATTTTATTACATATAACACATTGTATATATGGTTTAAAATGAATATAATCCCAAATAATAAATTTAATTTCTTCTGGTAAAAACATATAATATTTATTATCTCTATATTTTGTACATATATACATAAAATATTTTATACCATTAATATTGTAGTTCATATAAATTAATTTATATTTAAATAATATAAAAACGTATATTAATAATAATAATAATAATAATGTTTTTATGGATTGTAATTGTAGGTGGAATATCATCTTTTATTGCTTCAATGGGTATTGGTTCAAATGATGCTGCAAATGCATTTGCTACATCTGTTGGTTCAAAAGCTTTAACTATAAAACAAGCATCTATATTAGCTGTAGTCTTTGAAACAAGTGGTGCTGTTCTTATGGGAAGTCATGTAACTGATACAATTAGAAAAGGAATCGCTAATTACCAATGTTTTGAAAATGAACCATATCTTCTTATGTATGGATGTATGTGGGTTATTATATCAGTTTCTGGATGGTTATTTTTAGCAAGTTATTTAGAAATGCCAGTTTCTACTACACATTCATGTGTTGGTGGAATGATTGGTATGACTATTGCTACAGTAGGTTCTGATTGTGTTATTTGGTTTAAACAAATTGAAACATTTCCTTATATTGGAGGAGTTGGTGGTATAATTATGTCTTGGTTTTTATCTCCTATTTTTTCAGGAATAATTTCATCGATTGTTTATGGTTTAACAAGAAAATTTGTTTTACGACATAATTATGAATCTAAAAGATTAAATTATATTTATCCAATATTAGTCGGAACTACTCTTTTAATTAATAGTTTTTTTATAATATATAAAGGTGCTAAAGGTCTTGGATTACATAAAATAGAAGCAGGTGAAGCAATTGGATGGTCATTTTTAATTAGTTCTGTTGGCTCAATTATTACTATTCCATTAGTTAAAAAAATTAGAAAAAAAGCAGAAAAAACAATAATTGAAATAAATCATAATAATGATACTAATATTATATTAGATGATATTACAAATAATAAAAATGAGTTAACTAGAGTTACACAAATTCATGAAAATGCTGAAAAATTTGATGAAAGAACAGAAGAAGTTTTTAAATATTTACAAATATTCTCTGCTATATGTGATTCATTTAGTCATGGAGCTAATGATGTTGCTAATGCAATTGGACCATTTGCTGCTATTTATTTGATTAATAAAGAAAATGGAAATCTTAGCAAAAAAATTGATATGGATAATGATGCCTATTGGATTCTAGCTATTGGTGGTATTGGTATTTCTTTTGGATTAATTTTATATGGTAAAAAAATTATTAATGCTATAGGTACAAAATTATGTAAAATTACACCAAGTAGAGGAACATGTATTGAATTAAGTTCGGCAATTGTTATTATTATTGGTAGCCGATTAAAAATTCCTTTATCTACAACACACTGTCAAGTCGGTGCAACAGTTGGAGTTGGACTCTTGGAAAATAAAAGTTGTAATAAAAAAATTGAAGGTATTAATCATTTAATTTTAATAAAAACAGCATTTGGATGGATAATAACATGTGTTGTTGTTGGAATAACTGCGGGATTATTTACAGCTCAAGGAATATATTCTCCTATAAAATCTAATATCACTGAATGTACAAATAATACATTAATTTATATTAATTAATTCTATAATTTTATTATATTTATTTGTAATAAAATTATATTAAAAAATATATTATTATTCCCCAAATTATTGTTGATATTATTGTTGATAAAATTATATTTTTTATTAATTTATTAAAAAATAATATAAGATAGAATAATATAATACTAATTATTACGTATTTATTTAAATTTAATAAATAATCATTTATATTACCATTATTAATAACTATAAAATATAATCCACAAAATCCTAATATTGGCATTGCTGGTATTAATGCACATAATTTGGAATTTTTTTGTAAAGATAAATGATATATTAATGAAACAGTTATCGCTCCTATTATTGCATATAATAAATACATTTGAACACTATTTTTTTTCATTATATATATAATTATTTTATATTTTCAAACTCACCAACATTTACTATTTTATTTTTGAGAGATTTATATTCCTCTGAATTAATATCTATTTTATCTGAAGCAGCCAATTCTAAATCATATAAAATATTATTTTTTACATGTATATTTTTTTTTAATTCTTCTAATATTTTTTTGTTATTCATTATTTCATTAAATATTATTCTCTCTTCATTATAATCTTTATTATTTATATTATTTATTAAATGTTTTAATAAAAATCTCTCATAACCTAGATTATTAATTACTTCATTAATTAATCTTTGATTCTCATTTATTAATTTCTTGACAATATAATCTGTTAATAATTTACTACCTTTATATTTATTATCATAATATTCTACAGATAAGGCTAAATATAAATTACTAAAAATATCAGCCATTGCACCTGATAACATTTGTTCTCTTTTTAATAATCCACCTTTTAATGCAACAAAATTTGTTAAACATGCAAAATCTAAAATTTGTTTTTCTAATATCTTAGGTACACCTGGAAATAAATTTGTAAAATTGAAAGTTGAAAAATATAAATTGAGAGAATGTGAAAAAATATTTTTAAAATCTTTTAATATATTTTCATCTTTATTTTGTAAAACAGAATCTAAAATTGGATATATATATGGATGCGATTTATTTAATCCTTGACCAAAAATTATGAGAGAACGTGTTAATGTATTTGAACCCTCAACAGTTATACCTATAGGTGCAGCTCTATAAAATTTTTCTAAAAAATTACTATATCCTAAACAAATTGCACCACCAGCTTGAATATCCATCGCATGATTTAAAACAATACGCCCTCTCTCTGTTGTTTGTTGTTTCATAATAGCACTTATAACTGCCGGACTATTTCCTTCATCTAAAATATCATTTGTTAAATCTATTGAAGATTGAATTATCCATGTATTTAAAACCATATCATTTACTTTTTCTTGAATTGCTTCCATTTTTGATAAAGGCATATTGAATTGAGTTCTTACTTTTATATAGTTAATTATTCCAAATGAAGATACTTTACTACTTGCATTTGCGGTAGCAGGTAAACTTATTCCTCTACCTGCCGATAAACAATCCATTAACATTTTCCAACCTTCTCCAATATTATCTGGTCCACCAATTACTTGATTTGGATCTATATAAAATTCACCTTTAATTGTACCATTTGGAAATCCAGCATTTAATGGATTATGGTGTGTTTCTTGTATTAATCCATCATGTCCTCTTTCTAAAAGAGCAAGAGTTATACCATCTTTCTTATTATTTAATAAATTATTTGGATCTTTTAAATTAAATGCTATTCCCATCAAATTTGCTACAGGTGCTAAAGTTATATATCTTTTATTTATTTTTACTTTTATCATTACTTTATTATCTAATTTTACAACCTCACCCTCATCTATTGAACCTGTTGCATCTGAACCATTATTTGGACCAGTAAGTCCAAAACAAGGAATATAACTTCCATTAGCTAAACCAGGTAAATATTTATTTTTTTGTTCTTCAGTACCATAATGTGTTAACAATTCGCCCGGACCAAGTGAATTTGGAACCATCGTTACTACTCCCAATGCAGGGTCAAGACTAGCTATTTTTGTTAAAATATTAGATAATTCATTTACACTTAATTTTATACCTCCATAATTTTCATTTATTAAAAAACTAAAATATTTATTTTTTGCTAAATAATCTACCCAATAATTAGAATTATCATTTGGATAAATAATTGAACCGTCAAAATTATCTAATAAATCGTTTAACTTATTATTACAGAATTTATTTTCTGGTTTTTGTATTTTTGGATACTTTATTTTTCCTATTAATATATTTCTATCTAAAGATGTATTACCACTACGCAATGCAATAAGTTCTGTTTTTGATATTTTTGGAATTTTATTTTTTATAAAATTAAATAAATTACGAGAAATCATATTATTTATGTAATTTATAAATAATATAATTTTAATATTTTTATAATTTGTAATTTATATATATAAATTATGTTACTTTTTATATTTTTATTATTAATTTTATTAATAATTTTTATATTGTCAATTATAATAATTAATAATATCAAATTAAAAAAAACACATATATTCCATAATATTACATATATTAGTAAAATGCTTTTATTTATATTAATAATTTTATATTCAAGTTTAGTTTATAAATATAATATTATCACAATAATATGTACAATAATATTAATTTTTATATTATTTTTTTTCAGAAATAATTATAATTTAAATAATAATAATAATAATGATAATGATATTTTATCTCCATCTTCTTCTTTAATAAAAAAAATAAAAAATAATTATGTAACAACCTATCTATCACCAATCGATCGTCATTTTGTAATTTCACCATTTGATTTAAAAATAATAGATATTAAGAATAAATTATATAAAAATGACCAAGAAAGAAAAACTGTAATAATATCAGATAATAAAAATAAAATATCAGAATTACATTTAATAGTTAAAAAACCTTTTACAGGTTTGGGTATTTTAGGTTCTTGGATGCCTAAATTTTTTTATGATGAGAGAATAGTTATATTTAATAAAAAAGGAGATAAACTAAAAAAAGGCGAACGATTGGGTTTAATACGTTTTGGTAGTAGCATGGAATATAAATTTCCTATTTCATATAAGTTAAATATAAAAGAAGATAATAAACTTGATTTAGGTAATACTATAGGAACAATGTAAAATAATTTATCATATATATATATGAATAATATAGATTATAAAAAATATCTTCCAAAAGATAATTATTATTATTTATACTTTTTTATATGTATCAGTATTATTTTTTTATATGGTAGATTTAGATGTTTAAATTTAAACAATTATAATGATCCTTTAGAAAATGGAATAAAAAAAACATCATTTGATGGATGGAGCTTAACTCATCTATTTTTTAATATGCTAATAGGATTTTTATATCCTAATACTTTTATATTAACATTTATATTTGGAATTTTATGGGAATTATTTGAGACATATATTGGATTATATGAACCATCTATATTTAAAAATTGGGGTTTTTGTATTTCAAAAAATAAAAAAATAAAAAAAAAATGGTGGTATGGAAAATTATCAGACCCTATTGTAAATACTATTGGATTTTTAATTGGTATAAAAATTAATGAAATAAATAAAAATAGATATTGATTCTAAAATACAATATTATTAAAATGTTTATTTTAATTATTTTTATAATAATCATTTATTGCATTTTTTATAGCATCTTCTGCTAACATTGAACAATGTAATTTTACTGGTGGTAATTTTAAATGTTTTGCGATTGTGTTATTACTTACATTTTTTGCTTCATCTAAATTCATATTTTTTATATATTCAGTTGCATACGATGAACTTGCTATTGCAGAACCACATCCAAAAGTTTTAAATTTTGCATCTTCTATTACATTTGTTAATGGATTTACTTTAATCTGTAATTTCATTACATCACCACAAGCAGGTGCACCTACAACTGCTGTTCCTATATATTTTTCTGTTTTTTTAAAACTTCCAACATTTTTTGGTTTCTCAAAATGTTCAATTAAAATTTTTGTATATTTAAATCTAATAAAATTTTTAAACATATTTTATTATTTATAAATAAAAAAAATATATTAAACGAAAAATAAATAAAGTAAATAGTATTATTGATTAACCAGTTCCATTTAAAACATAAAAATATATTATTAAATATGTTAAAATACTAATACTTTCTAATTTATAATTTAAAATATACTTATTTTTAAATTGTTCAATAATATTTACTGCACTTTCATTATAATTTAAATAATAAAAATAAAATAATAACATGTCATTTATAGAATTTATTGGAGAATTATTAATAAATGGTAATGTATAACTAATCATTTCACTTATAGAAATTGCTAATAATGGATTATCTGGTAATATTGTACACGCAGCAACACACCGTGATGTTCTTACCAAAGGAATTAAATACATTATTATATTATTTAATAAATTATATTTAAATAATATATTTTTAATATACTCTTTTTGCTAATGGAACACTTTCTACTTCATCATTTAGTGTATATAAATTTACATTTCTAGTTGTTAATTCTGTTTTTTTATTATTTAATCTACAAATTGTATGTTTTAACCAATTTATATCATCTCTTTCTTTATAATCATCATGACTATGAGCACCGCGCGACTCTTTTCTAAAATTAGCAGAGTTCATAGTTACAATCGCATTATCTAATAAATTTTTAAATTCTAAAAGTTCTGTAAATTCTGTATTAAATATTTCTGATTTATCTTCAATATATACATTCTCAAAATTATTATAAATAGATTGTATTTTTTCTACACCTTCTAACATAGATTTATTATTTCTAAAAACTCCTGCATGTTTTTGCATTGTTTTTTGCATCTCTAATCTTAAATCAGCGACACTAATATCTCCTTTTTGATAAAAATATTTATTACACATATCTATATTTTCTTTTACTTCAATATTATTAAAATCTTCTAATTTTTCCCCTGGTTTATTAATTTCAGAAATATTTTCTGCACATGCTTTTCCAAATACAACTATATCGAGTAATGAATTTGCTCCTAAACGATTTGCTCCATGTACTGAAGATGAAGCGGCCTCACCTGCAGCCCATAATCCATTTACTATATTATTTTCATTTTCTTTTGTTGGATTTATAACTTGTCCTTTATAATTTGTAGGAATTCCTCCCATATTATAATGTACAGTAGGTATTACGGGGACAGGTTCTTTACTAACATCTACTCCTGCAAAAATAGCGGCAGTTTCAGATATACCAGGAAGTCTTTCTTCTAAAACTTCTTTAGGTAAATGATGTAATTGTAATAATATATGATCTTTATCAGGACCAACACCTCGCCCTTCATTAATTTCAATTGTCATAGATCTTGAAACAACATCTCTACTTGCTAAATCTTTTGCACTAGGTGCATAACGCTCCATAAATCTTTCGCCATTAGAATTAACTAAAAACCCTCCTTCTCCACGACAACCTTCAGTCAATAAAACACCGGCACCATAAACACCAGTTGGATGAAATTGTACAAATTCAGCATCTTGTAATGGAATATTTTTCCTTAATACCATTGCATTACCATCTCCTGTACAAGTATGTGCACTTGTTGCTGAAAAATAACATTTTCCATAACCGCCAGTAGCTATAATAGTATTTTTTCCTTTAAAAACATGATATTTTCCATCTTCCATATTATAAGCAACACAACCAACACACGTATTACCATCTTTATTAAATAATAAATCAGTTGAAAAATATTCAATAAAAAAATCAGCTTTAAATTTTAATGAATTTCCATATAAAGTATGTAACATAGCATGACCAGTTCTATCTGCAGCACATGCTGTTCTGAAAGCCTGTCCACCTTTACCATATTCCAATGATTGACCACCAAATGCTCTTTGATAAATTTTTCCATCTTCTGTTCTAGAAAATGGAAGACCATAATTTTC